GGTTGTTTTTATCAATCCCATGCTGTATGCGTGTCCTCAGCCTGCGGAGGTGGTATTTTAATTTCAGAATGTTACCGCCGACTGCCACTGAGCCGTCTGCATTGCTGCTCACCACCTGAATGCCTATCTGTGTGTATGCGCTGTTTTGCGTGTGTGCGCTTTTCTTTACCGTTATGGCGTTGCGTACACCTGTCATGCGGTACACCTCGTTACCGCTTGCATCATCCGCCTTTTTCACTACAAAAGGACGGCACAGTCCACCCAGTTCTTTGTTCAGCATATCATGGTCAAGCTTTGTATTTGCCACAGAAATACATTTCGGCACATACCATGTGCCTGCTGTCGATGTGTTCAGCACCGCACATTTATAATGCACATACTGTCTTTTGGGAGCACGTTTGATGCGTTTGCCCCTATTCTTGGTGTAAGCCTTTGCGCCGCCAGTACTGCGCCAGCGTGAACGGCGTTTCTTGCGCAGCATGATGATTTTGCACCCCTCTGGCAGTTTGCCGTGCCTGATGTACACCGTTCCCGCCACAATTTTACATTCGAGGTTCAAGTTTTCGCCCTCCAGTTTCCAGCCGCTGCCGCCTATCCATGTGCTGCCGTTGTAGTAGCGCGTGTATTTCCTGCCGTCTGGCAGATAGACGGTTTGCCGCACGCTCTTGGCCGTACCCGTTGGCAGGACTTCCACACCATAGTTTGTACTATCGCCCACTTTAACGGATTTGGTGCAGCTCACGACGCAAGGCGTGGTCAGTGCGTCCAGCTGTGACTGTGTTACCCCCTCCTTGCTCAAAAGCGGCATTTTCTCCGCCAGAATATCTTGCAGGTAGTTAAGCACGGTCTGCGGCATTTGCTTGATTTTCTCGCCGAGCGTCTGGTTACTCTCCAGCACAGTAAACTTGCTGTATTCGTAGGACTCGCCGCTGGCAGAGGAAGAAAGCGCAGCAATGCGGTATGTACGCGCTTCGGTGTATGTCTCACCGTCTGCCTTAATGTCGGTTTTCTTGGTTGTTACATTTACATACCTGATATTGGCCGACGGTATGGGTTTCGCCGCCAGCGTGAGGACTTCGCCGTCGATAAACGCCAGCCCCGTGTTCGTGCCGTCGGGTTGGCGTAGAATGTACTTGCTGCCGCCGATATATCCCAACAGCTGCAATATCATGACCTGCTGCTGTATAAAGTCCAGCGTCTGCGTGGAAAGTGGATATTTGCCCTGTCCACCCGATGCGGTGGTGGTGCTTGTATAATTTGCTTTTTGCATAGTTGTTACATTTAACTGATAGGCATATAAATTGCCCTTTTTGATATGAGCTTGTATTTATCGACCAAAGCCGCTATTTCGGTGAGGCTCGTGTCGTAGAGGTCTGAGGGTACAGCCACAAGAAAGCTGTTTTGCTGTGCCGTCAGTTTTTCCTCGTTGGTAAGCACTGGAACGGCTGTGTGGTCGTCCTGATACTCGCCCTTGTCATTGTATTGGTTTTCTGGTGCTGCCAGCGCAATGCGCGTGCCTGTCTCCGTAATGGCATACAGCCATTCCCCGTCGCGCTCTATTGTCCGTATGTCGAACTTTACCCCCGTGGGGCTTTTGAAAGCGTCATTGAGCACGGCACGCAAATAACACACTTGCCCGTTGTGGGTCAGTCTGTATGTATGTGCGGCGCGTGCTTCCGCAAACTGGTCGTAAACCGCTTGCAGACCGACAAGAGCAGCGCGAAGCAGTCCGAAGATGAGAGGCTGGCGGTAGAACGTGGGCAGAAGCTGCAACACAAACCGCTTTAAGTCGATTTCAAACATTATTCTACTGCTTTATATTCCTCATATATGACATTGGCCGTGCCGCCGACTATCTCATAATAACCGCTATACGGTCGGTTATAGCCTACGACGGTGGTATAGTTGCTTGCATTGCGCGCCTTGGCCTGTACACCTCCGCTTGCACTGTTGATGTCCACCACCACGACCGCAGGTATCGCCTTAATGGCTTCCAGTAGGTCGGTATTTCGATAAATGCCGTTAAATGGCAAATTGGTGATTACAGACCGCACCGCCTCGTCCACTGGTTTTGAGCCGTCTGGCAGTTCGCCGCGCTCGTTCATCAGCGTTGGGTCGTAGTAAACTTTCAAGTTAATGCGGATAAGGTCGGCCTCCTCATTGCGAAGCTGCACGCTTACCCCTGCGTCCTTTATCTCGTTTACATAGTGCTTCAGGGCTGCAAACTGGCTTTTGTTAAGCAAGCACGGCTTGCCGTCGTCTGTCCGTCCTGCCACCTTGATGTAAACGGTCGTTTCGTCTTCTGTGGCCACTGCATACTTCACGACCTGAGCCGTGTCGATGTCTGTTTCGCTCATGCTGCTGGTGTCGTAGCGGTCGGTGTCCTCCAGAAGTCTGTACCCGTACATGAAAGCCTTTACTTTGTTCACATACCAGCGTAGCGTATGAGGTTCGAGCTGTTCGATGCGGCTGTCCACCTCTGCGGCGTGCTTGTCGAAAAGTACCTCGACCGCCCATACCGCGCAGGCGAAGACATAGAAAAGCACGTTTTCAATGCTTACACTGCTGAACTGCTGGTCGAATGTCTTGCGCGTGTCCAGGCCGTAGGCCGTAACGACGGCGCGTTCCTTTGCGAACGCTGCCGTCATTCCATTTTTGATGTCCGAAATACTTCGAGCCATAAGCGCAGCCTTTTAGAGTTCACGGGCGATAAGCTCGTCGATCATGGTCTTTACAGTGCGGCGGTTTTCCTCAAAGGCTTTGAGTTCTTCCGCGTGCTGGTCGGTGTCGGTGCCGTTGGCGAGGATGGCAATCTGGCTGTCGATGTCATATTCCGTACCGATTAGCCCCGCCACGAACTTGGCGCGGCGGTTGTCGTCGTTTACGCCTTTTGCCTCTACCATGGTGCCACCGTCAGGATGGCTGCCCGTATAGGAGAAGCCCTGCACGCTCTCGCCCGTTTCCTCGTTCTTCACTTCTGCCTTCTCCTCATTGAGGTAAAGCAGGTAATGCTCATTGTCGAACTTTACGAAATTCTTTCTTTCAATGTAACTAACTGTGTGCATAACTCTGTTTATTGGTCGGGGTCGACGATGCTGTAAAAGCATCTCTTACCGTCGCTCCCGATGGGTTGCTTGATAATCTTTGCAGCCACGGGTTCGGTAAGTTCCACACCGTCAAACTGACGCATAAGGGCTTTTGACCCTGTAAAGGTGATATGTTTCACCCACCCCATTACGGGGTTGCCGTCGTCGTCCACAACCTTGCCAGAATTGTCTTCCAGCTGTTCGTAAATCTCGTACTGAATGGTTAGCATTTCGCCGTCATACTTCGACTTGGAAACGTCGTAGCCAGTCAGATGGATTTCACGGTTGAGAATTGTGTCGATGTGGTACTTGCCGCCTGTGAGCTTTCCCTGTTTTGGTTTGATGTCGCTGAATTTTTTCATACCTAAAGTTTTTATTAAATGTTTACTGTCACAATGTACCATAAAGCCGAGCCGCGAGGCGACTTTTAGGCGTATCTGGTCATTGGTCATGCCGCGCTTCCTTAACCGCGCCACTTCCCTGCATAACGCTTTTTTGTTGCGCTTGCGGGCGAGGCAGTGGTCATGGTAGGTGACATAGCCGATGAAGTCGATGCCACGGCTTTCCACGGGAAAGATTTGGTAGTTTCCTTTCAGCGTCAGTTGTCTGTCATTGTTCAAATAGTCATTAAAATAGACTAAAACACTGCTTAAAAACTGTTTGCTGTGCGAAAGAACCACGATGTCGTCAGCGTAGCGGTAATAATACCGCACGCCCACGAACTCCTTCACGAGGTGGTCGAGTTCCGACAAATAAAGGTTTGCGAAATATTGGGAAATGTAATTACCGATGGGTACGCCGTCCGCACTTTCGATGATGTCGTCCAGCAGCCACAGCACTGATGAGTCTTTGATTTTCTTTCGTACAACCATTTTCAGTGTGTCGTGGTTTATGGACGGATAGAACTTGCGCACGTCTATTTTTAGGCAGTAGCGCGTCCCGTCGGGGTCTTTGCGTAGGTCTGCACGCAGTCTGTGCAGAAGCGAGTGGATGCCGCGCCCTCTTATGCAGGCGTATGTGTCATTGGTGAAGGTCGGAGTCCATAATGGCTCTAATATCTGCAATATAGCCCACTGCACCACACGGTCGCGGTACGGTAGCTTGTAGATTTCGCGCTTTTTAGGCTCGTACTTTATAAAAATCTCATACGCCGAGGTCGTGTAGGTTCGGGTTTTTAGCTCCGTCTGCAATACTTGCAGGTTCTGAGCCAGATTTTTCTCGAACTCTACCACCTCGTCACGCTGCCTTTTGCCCTGCCCTGCATTGTGGGCTGCCAGCAAAAGGTTGGGCATTGAGCAAATTTGCTCAAACAAATAGCCTTTTCTTTTCATTACGGGTCATTGTTTCTTTGGGTCTGCGGGTCTGTCGGGTCTGTCGGGTCTGTCTGCTTTGCATAGTCGGGAATGGTCGAAACGGCGAAAGCCGCCCTACTGATACCCTTTCTGTCTTGCTATCTTTTGCCAAGAGGCAAGGTTCATTTCTCTTTTGTCGCCATTTCTGGTTTATATCTTGCAAAGTATAGGGGCGACGAGTAGTTCGAATTCGCATTCGTAGCCGAGTTGTTCGAATTCGTGTAGAACGCACCTGCGTTCGTGCCATTGTTCGCGTTACCACCAGCCGCGCGGACACGAAGACCACTGCGAGAGAACTGCAACCTGCCGTTAT